ACCGAAACGCCCAAAGCCCCACGCTCAGTCTTTGACCTTGCAATCTAGTCGGGTATTGTGTGATTCCCTAAAAGCCTGCTACAGTACACACATCGACAACGCAACGGAGAACACGACATGGCTACTTTCCAAACGGGCAAGACTTACACCACCCGCAGCGTCTGCAACCACGATTGCATCGTGTCCGTTGTGGTCGCCTCCCGCACCGCCAAGACGATCAAGACCGACAAAGGCCAAACCCTGCGCGTCGGCCTGCACGACGGCGTCGAGTTCGTCAAGCCCTGGGGTAGCTACAGCATGGCGCCCATCGTGCGCGCGGCCTAACCCCTCAACCCCGGCCGCCGAGCGCGGCGCCTTTTTGATTCAACCACCGGAGTCCCCCCCACATCATGCAAATCACCTACACCGCTCACGCTTGGGCCGACACCAGCTACGGGCGCACCGTTGACCAAACGCTCAGCGGCAACGCACAGCCGATGCTCTCAAACCAAGGCCCCGGCGAAGGCTGTTACTTTGAGCGCGAAGGCTACGCCCACATCGGAATCGCTCAAGTCACCGTTGAGGTCAGCAGCCCCGACCAGATCGTCATGGATCAGATCAAGGGCCTCAACGCACAACTCGCATCCGTCCGCGCCGAATCGCAGCAAAAGGAAAACGCCATACTGCTTCAGATCAGCAAGCTGCAAGCGCTCACCATGTACTAAGGAGATCCCGCCATGACCACCAAACCCACCATCCAAGGCCCCGAACGCATCACCGAGGCATACAACGAAGCCAAACGCTTCTGCGACTCGCAGCCCTGGCACATGGGCACCAACTGGCACGCGCTCGCCGTGGTGGGCGTCCTGCTCGGCTTCTGGGGGGCACTCGTGTGGTTCCTGATCTGAAGCGACCGACACCAGACGCTTACTTGGTGTCGCTGCCGTCAAATACTGTACCGAACAGTACAGTTTTCCTTGACCTTTCTCGTGCAATCGACTACGCCGCGCAGCATCGCGGCACCGTCAAAGCCATGTACACCGCCGAAAATCACCCACGAAAGGATGAGCAATGACCACCATCGAATACATCATCTTTGTCGTAATCATGTGGTGGCTGGATAAGCGCGGGGTGTTCAAGTGACCAAACACCCCATCACCCACTACCCCGCGCCAATTCTCAACGAGCACCAGCCGAGCAAGCCCCGGCGCTACATGAACCACACCGACCGCCTGCCCACGCCTCACCGGCCCGACTCGGACTACATCAACGAGCTGCCCCGCGTATTCATGGGCTGGCGCATCTGGCCAGACGGCCGCCGCGAACCCGCACACACTCAACACAAGGACCAAGAATGACCGCCCCATCCGTTTTCCAGCTGGCCAAGCCGCCCAAGAAGAAGATCTCCCGCGCAATGGAGATCGACCCCGACCTGCTCAAGATCGAGCACAACACGCCAATCCCCAAGGGCCGCCCGGCACCGGGCAAGTACGACGAGCTGTTCGCATCCCTCAAGGCCGGCTCATGCGTCGCTTGCGAGCCAGCCGAACGCGGCAACGTGGAGTCGGCAATCATGCGATGGATGCGCCGCAACAAGATCACCGGCATGAAAACCGTCAAGCGCCTGCACTGCGACGACGGCAAAGCCCGCATCTGGATCGTGAAGGTTGACCATGCTGCTGACTGATAGACAAATCCGCGTGCTCCAGCTCATGTCCGAAGGTTTCACCCAGGAAGAGATCGGCGGGATCATCCAGCGATCCACCAAGACCGTGGAGCTGGAAGTGCTGCACATCCGGCAAGACCTCAAGGCGCGAAACACCATGCACGCCGTGAGCCTGGCGATGGTTGCGAAAATCATCGACGGGCCGAAGATCGGTTAAGATCAGGACAACCCAAACCCTAGCAGCGGTGCCTCCGGCCCACTGTCGCGACGACAGGCTAGAGTTGAGCGCAGCCCCCGCCTGCGTCCGGTTTGGGAGCGGGGACCAATTCAACAGCGAAGACCACCATGCAAGCCCCGCAAATCCTCACCGAAGCCGCAGCCATCATGGCCGAGCGCGGCAAGCAGTACGACAAGCCGGACGGTGAGCGATCCATGGCGCAAACCGTGGCGGCATTTAACGCCATCACTGGCGGAACACTGCGCGAATCTGATGGGTGGCTTTTGCTGGCCCTGCTCAAAATGGTGCGAGACAACCAGCGCGAAACGCCTCACCTTGATTCGTGCCTTGATCTGGTGGCCTACGCTGGCCTGTACGCCGAATCGCGCATCTCTCGCATCCCAGGACGCGACGGGGCATAATTGGCGCAACAGGAGCGCGCCATGCCTGAACTCATTCTTCTCATTGCACCATTCTGGCCGCTGCCTGTCGCATTGATTGCTGTCGTGCTTTATGCAATCATCCGTGCGATATGGCCACACCCGATGAGTCGGGGGAGAAAGTAACACCATGTCCGACGAACCCCGCAAGAAAGACCCCCGAGGCCGCAAGACCCTATACAAACCCGAGTATGACGATCTCGTCATCGAATGGGGCGCAGATGGCAAGTCCATGGCGTGGATGTGTGCCGAGCTGAGCATCAGCAAGCAAACCATCTTCGACTGGCGCAAGGCGAATCCCTCCTTTGATGAGGCCATGCACATCGCCCGCCTGAAGTCGCAGCAATGGTGGGAAGACATCGGCCAAGCGAACATGAACACCATGGGCTTTCAGTGCTCGGTCTGGGGAAAGTCCATGTCCTCGCGCTTCCCCGATGACTGGCGCGAGAACAAGGGGGTGGAGTTGACGGGCGCAAATGGTGGCCCGGTCGAAGTCGCCGCCATCGACGCTACGAAGCTGTCCACCGAAGCCCTGGCCGAGATCATGGCCGCCAAGGATGCAGCTAACCCCAAGTGATCTGCTCAACGTAGAGCGCGAGCTGTGCCGGCGTTCGCTGGCGCACTTCGCTCGCAGGGCTTGGCACGTCCTAGAGCCAGCCGCAGAACTGCGCTGGGGCTGGGCACTTGACGCCATATGCCTGCACCTTGAGGCCGTGACCGATGGCCGCATCAAGCGGCTGCTGATGAACGTGCCGCCAGGCTCCATGAAGTCTCTGCTGACCGGCGTTATCTGGCCAGCATGGGAGTGGGGTCCGCGCGGCCTTCCTGAGATGCGCTACGTCGGCACGGCGCACGAAGAGGGCCTGGCCATTCGGGACAGCCGTCGATGCCGCGATCTCATCAAGTCCGAATGGTTCCAGGAGCTTTGGCCACTGCCACTGGCCACGGACCTTGACGGAAAGCGCGAGTTCGGCAACATCAAAAAGGGCGTGCGTCAGGCCCGGTCCTTCACATCCATGACCGGCGTGCGCGGGGATCGGGTGATCCTTGACGACCCCATCAGCGCAGACAACGCCAACAGCGCCGCAAAGCTGGAAGCTGCCCGGATCGCATTCACCGAGACGCTGCCGACCCGGGTGAACTCCGACCAATCGGCCATCGTGGTCATCATGCAGCGCCTGTCCGAGAAGGATGTCTCGGGCGTGATCCTTGAAATGGGCCTGCCGTATGTGCACCTGTGCATCCCCATGCGGTTTGAGCCTGAGCGCAGGTGTGTGACCGATATCGGGTGGAGCGATCCGCGAACGATGCCCGGCGAGTTGATGTTTCCCGAGCGATTCGGGGAGGCTCAGGTCAAGGAGCTGGAAGCAACTCTCGGCCCATACGGCACCGCAGGCCAGCTTCAGCAGCGACCAGCACCGCGTGGCGGGGGCATCATCAATACTGAATGGTTCCGCTATTGGTCTGGCGCCCCGTCGCTAGAGTTCAGGTTCATTACCGTGGACACGGCGCAAAAGACCGGCACCATGAACGATTACAGCGTCATGCAGTGCTGGGCTCGCTCACGATCTGGCACAGCCATCATGCAAGACCAAGTGCGCGGCAAGTGGGAGGCTCCCGAGCTGATCATTCAGGCCCGGGCATTCTGGCTCAAGCACCTGACCAAACACCCGACGGCACTGCGCGGAATGTTCGTAGAGGACAAGGTGAGCGGCACGGGCTTGATTCAGACCCTGCGCCGCGAGGGTATCCCGGTTGCCCCCATCCAGCGCAACAACGACAAGATCAGCCGCGCTTATGACGCTGCGCCGTTCATCGCATCCGGAAACGTGGAGCTTCCACAGGATGCCGAATGGCTGTCAGACTTCCTTGGTGAGTGCGCCGTGTTCCCTGCCGGCGCCCATGACGACCAGCTAGACCCCATGTTTGACGCCATCAAGCTGGTGCAGAACTTCCCCGCCATGGTGCAGAGCACGGCCGCAGCCATACCACAAATCCACAGACCGATTGCTAGAAGGTGACTGGAATGGTAGGATATTGGTAGATTCCACTGTGAGGCTATGCTATGCCCAAGATCTCCACCTCCACATCCATCGTCGTGCCTGCTGGTAAACGGTTGATAATCCAGGGCATCGGCGCCCAAGCGACTGCCACGGTTAATCCCGGCTCGCTCGGTCAGATCTACGACGTGAGCGCCAACGGCCAGGACTTTTTCGGGCCGTTTGATCGGGCCACCACGGTTTTCATCCAAATCAATGGCGGGTCTGTGCAGTACACCGCGCCCCCAGATCCCAAGGGGTTTAAGGATGTGGTGGTTGACACATCCGAGGGGTTTACGTCAATCATGGATGCGGCCGGATCTGTGCTGAGTCGCAAATACGCCGCACCCAAATTCATCGCTGACCTTGAGGCCGCTCGCGCCGGGGTGGCCCCACTGCTGATCGCCGTGGACGGTGACAGCAACACGATGGGCGCGGGGGCAGGCACAGGAGCAGGCGGCATTGTCGGTGCGCGTCGTTGGTCTGTTGGGGCTCAACTGGCCGGCATCCTCGATCGCACGTTCATGTACACCACGAACGATGCATTTTTTGGTGACCAGAACTGCAACGGCGGTGGCGTCACGGTCCAACAGTATGACCCCCGATTTTCGGCGTTCGGTGCCGGCTGGTCGCAGGATGCTACCGCGTCGTCGTATGGGGGGCGGATGTTCGTGGGTGCATCGGGCGGCGCCGGTGCGCTGACATTCCGCCCTGATAAGCCATGGAACCGTGTCCGTATCTTCGCGGGGATGAACGCTGGCACGGCCACAGCGGTGACGGTCAAGGCGGCTGGCTCCAGCATCGGCACGATCAACACGCGCAACGCAGGCGGGAACCTGCTGTTCGATCAGACCGTTTCGACAGGTGCGGCGGCAGCTATTCAGGATTTCAGCCTCGACACGGCGACGGGCGGGACGTGCTTTATCAGCGGGGCTATTTTTTGGGACTCGGACAACCCCGGCTGCGTGGTGGTGCCTGGCGGCTGGTACGGGGGGTTTGTTGCCCAATTCAATGACGCACAGTTCCCGTGGAGTTACCAGCCAGTTGCTGCGG